TAGACGCAGTTGATTCAAAATCAACCGTAGAAATACGTGCCGGTTCGAGTCCGGCCTTCGGCACCATTAGTACTTCCAAGACCATCCGAGAAAGTCCAATTATCCCTTAAAAATCAATGCTTGCAGTGATTTTTACGTCCTGAGTCGTCCGAGGTTGTCCGTTGAAATCCGGATGCCATTGGGGGCATAATTGGGGGCATCTTAACTTCGATTAGAAATGTGCCCCCAAATGAAGCTCAACGCCAGACAGGTCGAGACCGCAAAGCCAAAAGACAAAACCTACAAAATGGCCGATGGCGGTGGTTTATATCTTGAGGTTTCTGCAAAGGGTTCTAAATACTGGCGCATGAAATACAGACGCCCCTCTGACAAAAAAGAGGATCGCCTCGCTTTTGGTGTCTGGCCTACCGTGACGCTTGCTCAGGCAAGGGCAAAGCGCGATGAAGCTAAAAAGTTGTTAGCGCAGGGCATCGACCCAAAAGCCGAACAGAAAGAAGCTCATGCCGAGAACTCGGGGGCATACACTTTCGAAACTATTGCTCGTGAATGGCACGCCAGTAACAAGCGCTGGAGTGAAGACCATCGATCGCGCGTTCTTCGCTATCTTGAGCTATATATCTTCCCTCATATCGGCTCGTCCGACATTCGCCTGCTCAAAACCAGCCACCTGTTAGCACCAATTAAAAAAGTTGATGCCAGTGGTAAACACGACGTCGCTCAGCGCCTACAACAGCGCGTCACGGCCATTATGCGTTATGCCGTGCAGAACGATTACATCGACTCTAATCCAGCCAGTGATATGGCCGGTGCGCTATCGACAACCAAAGCCCGACATTACCCCGCTTTACCCTCTAGCCGGTTCCCTGAGTTTCTTGCACGTCTTGCTGCATATCGTGGCCGTGTAATGACAAGGATCGCGGTAGAACTTTCATTGCTAACTTTTGTGCGTTCAAGCGAGTTGCGTTTTGCGCGCTGGGATGAATTCGACTTCGATAAAGCTCTTTGGCGTATACCGGCAAAACGAGAAGAAATTAAAGGTGTACGTTACTCATACCGTGGTATGAAGATGAAAGAGGAGCATATTGTTCCCCTTAGCCGACAAGCTATGCTTTTGTTAGAGCAGCTTAAGCAGATTAGTGGTGATAGAGAGCTGCTGTTCCCAGGGGATCACAACGCGACTAAGGTTATGAGTGAAAATACGGTAAATAGCGCATTGCGTGCAATGGGCTACAACACTAAGACCGAAGTTTGTGGACATGGTTTCAGAACGATGGCGCGTGGCGCATTGGGTGAGTCAGGGCTTTGGAGTGATGACGCAATAGAGCGCCAGTTGAGTCATTCTGAGCGTAATAATGTACGTGCAGCATATATCCATACCTCTGAGCATTTAGATGAACGTAGATTAATGATTCAGTGGTGGGCTGACTACTTGAGAGCAAACAAAGAAAAGTATGTTACGCCTTATGATTATGCTAAATCGAAATAGCCGATTAACTCTCTTTTCGATGTGTTGTGTTACCACCATCACGCTTTTCAGAGTTATCTCTCTGGCCTGACTTGTAACATAGGCATAATGCAGAGTAATGTGATAAGAGTAATAACTTATTGGATGACATATTTTTTAAGGAAGTTATCATGCCGAAATTAAGAATATACTTTTCTGATTTTTTTAATGTTGCACCGGAAAAAATAAAAAGCTACGGCGCATTTAATATATCATTGATTAATGACCTGCCACTTTTTATTGATCCTTTCTTGCTATTTAATAACGATAAATATAAAGACTTACACCAAAATATAATTAAATATGTTTCATTTTTAAGAGATCGTTCTCAACATGGTGAGTTAAATAGAGGTTTAATTAAAAGCTGGTTCTTATTTCCTGAGGTGAAACAAAACTGGCTTGGCTATAGTATGGTTGGTAATGGTGGGAGCGGATTGGGGATTGATTTTGCAAACTCCTTAAATAACTCATTTTCAAATATCTTGCAAAATTTTGGTAAGGAAGAAATAACTGAAGGGAGCCATCTTGAAAAGTTATGCTTAATTAAGGAAGGGGTCGGGAAGGATAGTGTAAGTGATTTCACTACCAATTTAATTAAATCTTTCTTACTGAATTACACGGAAACTTTCGCTAAAGAAAATATTGATGAGAAATATCTTGCGGAACATATCGTGGCGAAAGTTGAATTTAATTATGAGACTAGAAGTTGGATCTCTAAAAAATTCACATTGCCAACATGTGACGGAGATTATGTTCTACTAACTCCGAGAGATATACTTACAAAAGATGAAACTTGGATTAATAGGAATGAAATGATAGAGGATTTTAGAGATATATGTGACAGTATCTCTAATGATCAATTGCGTGGTCAGCTATCGGATTACTTCAATAGATGCTTACCTGATGAAGCAAAGAAAAAAGAACGTGAGTTGGCTGCGGATTTAACAATAAAGAATTATCCAAGCTTTATTGATTATTACATTCGTTATAAAGAGCAAAACTCTGGCGGAGCTAAACGCGAGAGCGATGCAAAGGTTAGCGAAACTGAGCAAAGATATATTGAAGCTGTTCAGCTCTTAGTAGATATGATTTTCGAAAAAAATCAGGAGTTCTTTAATACTAAGGGCGATACTTTCGACGAAACATATGATCGCGTCTGCTATCTTAAGCAAGTGATAGAAAATAACAATGGCTATAAAGTATTCTATTTGAATGGCGTACCGGTCAAGCGTGAAGCTGATTTGCAGTTAATGTTTAGATTGACGTGGTTTGCTAGCATTTCGGATGTCAACAGTGAAGTCGATAATGGTCGAGGACCTGTTGATTATAAAATATCACGAGGTTCGAAAGACAAAACATTAGTCGAATTCAAATTGGCTAGTAACTCTAAGCTTAAGCAGAATCTAGCAAATCAGGTTAAGATATATGAGTCTGCAAATGAAACCAAAAAATCAATAAAGGTTATTTTATACTTTACTGATACGGAGTTATCTAAGTTAATTAAAGTGTTTAAAGAACTTGGAATTAAAGAAGGCAAGGATTTAGTCTTGATTGATGCTAGACCTAATAAGGTTTCTGCATCGAATGTAAAATAACCACTCAGGGTGAGTTCAAATTAAGCCGCATGATAGCGGCTTTTCTATAAGTCGCTATCAATATGGGAGATGCGTTCTACGTGTATATGAAAAAATTCGGTAGAACGAACTGATAGCAATCACGAACGCGCATTCATAACGTATTTATGGTCATTACTTTTTTATTAAGCAACAAGGTTTGCGCGCAATGCTCTCCCCGCCACGCCTGCCCGCTTAATGGGGCGCTTTTAATGCAGGTGCATGGGTGGCCTCAGGCCGCGCCAGAGCTGGTGCTGGCGGGGGAGGCAGGGACGCGAAAACGCATGCAAAACCATGCACCTTATGCATGCATGGCTTAATTCGGGAAAAAGGGCGGGATTTACGGGGATTTTTGACGGGCTACTGCGCGGCCAGTTCAGCGCGTTTTCGGACGTAATTCTGGTTTTGTGCAGGCGTGAATTTTTCACGATTATCATCCCGCGAAGCCGCGTCAGGCCTGAATCCGATGGCTGTTAAAATGTCATTATCCTGTGCGGAATAATTTATTTTTTCACCAGCGGCCAGCCACACCGACAGCGCTTCACGCAGATAATCGACTGAATGCTGCATCACGCAGTGTTTTACAGCGGGATGCTGGTTGTTATAGCCCATCAGCTCAGGTGCAAGAGCGGCGGTCAGCTCCGCGCCGTGCGTCTGCATAAAATCATTCAGGCGGTTACGGATGCTGATGCGCTGCACGTCCTCATGCGAACGAATATAGCGACCGGCAGCCTGATTAATTTCCCATTTTTTTACGTCGATAATATCGCGCAGCGTTTGCAGGCTGCGGGAGCTGTTAGTCTCACTGGTGGCTAACAGTTCTCCGTATTCCTGTTCGGCGTCAGCCAACTCCTGTTTGCGGGTCAGCCAGCTGGTTTTGTTGTTCTGACAGACGTCAAAAGCCTGCTCCAGCGTTAGCGTTAATGTTGTCATCGGGTGTCTCCGTCGACGTTACAGACTTTGTTTTTTCGCTTTCCCGGCATGAGCCGAGATAAATTCGTCATCCTTTAATTCCGTCTCTGAAGGCGGCCTGATAACCGAGTCGAGCGACTCCATCGTCCGGAATGTGGCCGAACAGAGAATGTTGGTACACTGGTAATAGGCGTGTTTGACGGTTTCAGACAGATAGCGGCTGGTTCGGGTATGAGCCGGGCACTTACAGAACGGGCAGTGCATCATGACAGCAATCCCCGCGCTTCAAGGTCAGCCTTTCGCACATTCAGCTTGTCAAAGTAGCTCTTACGCTGGCCGGCGGTTACTGCGACGCCGTAATTCATATGCGGCAGCGTCTCGGCCGACAGCCCGGCTTTAAACAGCACCGGCTCATCAGCCAGACGGATATGGCAGTCTTTCACCGCTTGCTTAAGCCACGTCTGCACCTCCTGCATAATCGCTTTATCCGGCTCGACATAGCCCTGAATCCCGACGGTGTTCGCAAGAGGATTCCCCAGTGCCAGCATTTTGAGTTTCATCGCCCGGACAAGCGCCCCGCACGTATCGCGTAACGCGTTATCCAGCTCTTTTACCGCATACTGGCTGAGCACATTGTGATGTGCCTGACGGTATGCTCTGGCCGTGCTGTCACAGTTACCTTTCAGCCGGTCGCATTCAAAGGTCAGCACCTCAGCGAGCTGGTCACACTCCTGTGCCAGTTCACGGGAAGCGACACGCGCCAGATGCTGTTTTTTCAGCTCATCCGTCAGCACCGCACCACCGGCACGAAATGCCGTGCGCCATTCACTCGCGTCACTACCGCTCTCCTGCTCAAGCTCTTTTTTTTGCTGTGCGGTACGGGCAATCGCGGTGGCGGTGTCATTCATCATGCGGGCGTTTTCAAGATGCTCAGCTCTGGCCGCATCCAGTTGCCGGAATGCCGGAGTCAGATAGTCAGGAATGGTCGTGGTGGTCATGTTGTTACTCCTCAGTGATGTCAAGCTGAGGAGATTCTGCATTGCGCCGCACAACAACTCGACCCGTTGCCGCTGTGGCAGAAACCACACAAACGAAGGCTAAAAAACGCGGCTGGCCAGAGAAAGGTCGCAGAGATAACCCTCTCTCTGTTTGTTTTTTTATATATAACTATTCACTACTGTTCACTGTAAATAAAAATAGAGTTAATACAGTGATTTAAGAGGTGAATAGTTGAGGGTGAAGTGTTCACCGACTGTTCACTACTGTTCACAGTTCAAAAAAGGTGGAAATGTAAATTAGTTGAGATATGCCCTATTAATTAATGCATTTAAATTAATTAAAACAATTTGTATTTCACTTTGAAAAATCCCAGAGGTCTTGAGAGGGTTACAGAGGCTTTAAATGGTCTTGTGCGAAAAATAGGTAGGATTTGTTTTAGTTCCACTACAATTTCACACTGTTGCAATGAGTGAAAATATTCACAAAATAGAGAGCTACCCGATTCCGGACGGATAAGTTCGGATCTCTGCGGATATTAATGAGGTAGCGTTATGCACACAGCTTTATCAGTACCAGTTTCCCCAACCAGCGCACATCTGATGACAGTTTCAGTACCGACTCAGGAGCGTTTTTTACGCCTCCCGGAAGTGATCCATCAGTGCGGCCTGTCACGCTCCACGCTCTACGATTTAATCGCCCGTGATGCTTTCCCGGCGCAGGTCTCGCTCGGCGGGAAAAATGTCGCATGGCTTCAGTCCGAAGTGACCGCGTGGATGGCGGAACGCATTGCTCACCGCAACCGGAAATGTGACGCATGAATCAGAGCCGCTTTCAAATAACCCCTTTTTCTGGCTTGCATCTGTTGTGTGTTTCCTGGTACAGTTTTCCTGCTGTCGCAAAATCGGCAGCCGGGCGTGAGAACCCGTGTTACTTATTGGCGACACAACACGCGCCATGCGTGTTTTTTTACGTCGTTGTCCAGACACACCTATATTTTGGGCTGTGGTGTTTAAGCCATTGCCTATATCAGATAATGGTGATCCGGGCGGGGCAGCCTTCGGGCTGGCCGGTTTCCAATAAGGCCGGTTTCTCACCCCCGTTCGGGTCACCACCAGTGTGTGAGAACTCCGGTGGTGGCAAATACCGCTACTTATTGGAGGTTGCCGCTATGGCTACGATCCTCACCCCTTCACACCCCAAATTTATCTTTGTGTTTGCCGCCGTTCGTCGTGCAGACCGCAAGCCCCGTATTTGTATGCTCCGCACTGTTGCCAGTGACGAACAGGCCGCCCGTCGCTCCCTTGTTCGCGATTACGTACTTTCTCTTGCTTCCCGTCTGCCGGTTGCGGAGGTGTGCCATGCATAACAACACTCAGAGCGTCTCAGTGTGTCGTGATGTTCAGGAACATCTCAGCCCTGAGTCATTCCATAAACTCAACCGCGCCAGCGCCATGACGCATTTTGTAGGTCTGGATTTGGGGCAACGCGAATTAAACGGGATGCATCAGCTTTGTATGCCGCATATTTTCAGCTATCTGCACGATGACATCTGTTTTGTTCTGGAGGAGCTCAAGGCTAAAGGCCTGTGTCGGGATTTCATTGCCCCGTCATCCGTGAACGGAGGTGAGCACCATGTTTGATTTCCCTCAGCCGGGTGAAACCTACCGCTGCTCTGGTTTTCCTGATGTGATGGTGTCGGGCGTGCTGGCCGACGGTATTCCGTGGGATATGCCGTACCGCTGTCCGGGGCTGGTCTGGAACCCCTACCGGCGCACCTACACCATCCTTATTCGTATTATTGCCGGTGGCAGCATGGCAGAAATTCCGCTCCGTCGTTTTTTGCAGGACTTTACCTGTGAGCGACCCGACGTATTTAAGCGCAGCCCTGAAAACCGTCACGCTGTTTTACGTGAAATTGCCGCTGACCCGGAATTACAGCAATACCGCGCGCGAAATATCGACAAGTATCCGGGTGATATTTCCCCGGTCAGACGGCCAGCGCCGGTGGCGCGCAAATGGCGGAATAATGTCGCAACGGAAACGGAAATAAAACCGGATAACAGCTATCGCCATTATCTGTAATTAAAAACGACACCCAAAAATAAAATGTGCGTATCTGCGCAGGGATACGCACGTGCTCAGGAGACGGAATCATGCCTGTTAATAACCCGGCTTTAATACAGAAAGAGCGCCTTGCAGCGTTCAGTCAGAATGACCTCAACTGTCTGGAACGCCTTTGCAACGTCGGCAGGCTCGTCGGCGAACTGATGCAGGTGCAGGACTGCACCACCGTGCGCCGCGACCCGGCGCAGCAGTTACAGTTCACCTCCGTGATTTACCTGATGACCGCCCAGCTCGACGGTGTGGTCGGACGCTGCAACCAGCGCTGGCTCACCGGGGAGGCTGATATATGAAACAGCCATTACCGCCCGTATTACGCGCCGCGCTGTATCGCCGTGCCGTGGCCTGTGCCTGGCTTACTCTGTGCGCCCGTCAGCACCGCTATCCCCAGCTCACACTCGATGTACTGGAAAATGCCATGACGGCGGAACTGGAGGGGTTCTACCTGCGCCAGCACGGCGAGGAAAAAGGCCGACTGATAGCCTGTGCGCTACTGGAGGATTTAATGGAAGCCGGGGCACTCAAGGCCGCCCCGTCTCTTTCCTTTCTCGGGATCGCCGTGATGGATGAACTTTGCGCCCGTCATATCCAATCGCCTCTACTGCACTGAGGGAGAAAATAACGATGAAACTGAACGTAACGGAAACCGTCAGACAGTCTTGCGGCCACTGGCCGCGCATTCTCCCGGCGCTGGGGGTTAAGGTGATTAAAAACCGTCATCAGGCCTGTCCGGTGTGCGGCGGCTCTGACCGGTTCCGCTTTGATGATAAAGAGGGGCGTGGGACGTGGTTCTGTAACCAGTGCGGCGCGGGTGACGGGCTTAAGCTGGTTGAGAAGGTATTCGACGTATCTGCCTCAGAGGCCGCCCAAAAGGTGAATGCCGTCACCGGCAACCTGCCGCAGGTTGCCCCGGAGGTGATTGTGGCCGCAGAGACAGAAACCGATGCCGACCGCAAAACGGCGGCCGAACTGGCCGCGAAACTGATGGAGAAAACCCGACCGGCCACCGGCAACGCCTACCTTACCCGAAAGGGATTTCCCGGTCGTGAATCTCTCATGTTCACGGCCACGCACAAAACCGGCGGTGTGACCTACTGCGCCGGTGATTTAATCGTGCCGCTGCAGGACGAGACCGGCGCACTGGTTAACGTTCAGCTCATTAATGCTGACGGCCTCAAACGCACCCTGAAAGGCGGGGCGGTAAAAGGAACGTATCACCTTATCGAAGGGAAAAAAGAGGCGGGAAAACGGCTCTGGATAGCGGAGGGCTATGCGACCGCACTCACCGTGCATCACCTGACCGGTGAAACCGTTATGGTGGCGCTCTCGTCCGTGAACCTTCTTTCTCTGGCAAGCCTTGCCCGTCAGAGGCACCCGGCCTGTCAGATTATCCTCGCCGCCGACCGCGACCTTAACGGCGACGGCCAGAGCAAAGCCGCTGCGGCCGCAGACGCCTGTGAGGGTGTTGTTGCCCTGCCGCCGGTGTTCGGTGACTGGAATGATACGTTTACGCAGCACGGCGGGGATGCCACGCGTAAAGCCATTTATGAGGCCATCCGGCCACCGGCTGACAGCCCTTTCTCTACCATGAGCGAGGCGGAATTTACCGCCATGAGCACCAGTGAGAAAGCCATGCGGGTGCATGAGCATTACGGCGAAGCGCTGGCCGTGGATGCGAACGGGCAGTTCCTGTCCCGCTATGAGGCGGGAATCTGGAAAATCATTCCGCCGTCGGACTTTGCGCGCGACGTGGCAGGACTTTTCCAGCGCCTGCGCGCCCCGTTCTCATCCGGGAAAATCGCCTCGGTGGTCGACACGCTGAAACTGATTATTCCCCAGCAGGACGCTCCGCCGCGTCGCCTGATTGGCTTTCGCAACGGCGTACTCGATACCAGCACCGGCGTATTCAGTCCGCACCACAAATCGCACTGGCTGCGTACGCTGTGCGATGTGGATTTTACACCCCCGGTGAAGGGCGAAATGCTGGAAGCCCACGCGCCGAACTTCTGGCGCTGGCTCGACCGCGCAGCCGGTTCACGTGCTGACAAACGGGACGTGATACTTGCCGCGCTGTTTATGGTGCTGGCGAACCGCTACGACTGGCAGCTCTTTCTCGAAGTCACCGGCCCCGGAGGAAGCGGGAAAAGTATTCTGGCCGAAATCGCGACCATGCTGGCCGGGGAAGATAATGCCACGTCTGCGACCATCGAGACGCTGGAATCCCCACGCGAGCGTGCGGCGCTGATTGGCTTTTCGCTGATACGCCTGCCTGACCAGGAGAAATGGAGCGGTGACGGTGCGGGGCTTAAGGCGATTACCGGCGGTGATGCCGTATCCGTCGACCCGAAATACCGCGATGCGTATTCCACCCATATTCCGGCGGTGATACTGGCCGTGAACAATAACCCGATGCGTTTCACCGACCGCAGCGGTGGCGTATCGCGTCGGCGGGTGATTATCCATTTCCCGGAACAAATCGCCCCGGAGGAGCGCGACCCGCAACTGAAAGACAAAATTGCACGCGAGCTGGCTGTCATCGTGCGTCAGCTTATGCAGAAATTCAGCGACCCGATGACGGCGCGCACGTTGCTGCAGTCACAGCAGAACTCCGACGAAGCGCTCAGCATCAAACGCGATTCAGACCCGACGTTTGATTTTTGTGGCTACCTTGAAGCGCTGCCCGAGCCTGACGGTATGTATATGGGTAATGCGAACATCATTCCGAAACAGCCGCGCCTGTATCTCTATCACGCCTATCTGGTCTATATGGAGGCGCACGGCTACAAGAATACGCTCAGCCTCACCATGTTCGGCAAAGGGCTGTCGGCCATGCTGA